CCTAGGATTTACACAAGCACCTGTAAATGAAATAACTTTGTTATCTCTAGTGCCAGCAAATATATACTTACCACCCATAAATATTCTATCATCTAATGGTGCTGGTACATCTGTATCTAGGTCAGGGTATAAAACACCCATGCTGTCTATGTCAGTTCCAAGTGTTGCTAAGTTACCTACACACCTTGCTTCTGTAATAGTTCTTGACCATCTACCTGTTTCAGTATGGTAGATTAAGTTTTGTCTCTTACCAAAGTTGTCAGCGTAATTCCATATTATTAATTTATAAAATGGGTGAACTGTTGTAGACATACTTGGTAGTTCTAGTAAATCAGCGTTAGCTAAAAACCATTCATCAACTTTATTTGAACCAATGCTAGTTACGCTATTTCCATCTGTTTGGTAAAAACCATCAGCACCTAAGAAATAACTAATACCATTATCTTCAATACAGCTTCTGCCTTCAAAACAACCAATAGTTGATATTTTATCAAACTGGAAGAAGAGAGGACTACCTACATATGACATTCTATACAGTGCGTTTTCTAAAAATATAATGCCTATCTCACCGCCAGTTATGTTTTGTATTGCACCACCATCTGCAATAAATTGTGAGTCTGCTTGTGATTGAGCTCCAGGTGTCCAATTAGCTTCATTATTTAAATCAGACCATTTTACTAAGTTAGGTTTATCACCAGAATCTATATTTCCAGCCACTACAAAGTCTCTAACAATACTCATACACTTAGCACTTGGTGCTTGGGGTAAGTCTTCAAATTTACTTGATATACCTAAGTCCCATGACTGTATTACATTGTTATCTTTACAAGCTAATACACGCTTTCCAAATTGTTCAAAGTGCCATGATTCAGCAGAAGTGTTATAACCACCATCTTTACTTACATCCGCAATATCTATAACAGACCTTGTAGATAATGGAACACTTTTATATATCTTTGTATCGCTACCAGCAAACATTTGCACTAACGGACCATCTTTACCAGCATAAACAGAAGTTAATTCTTCGTCAGCTTCATTAGTGATATCTACAGTTGTTGGAAAAGGACTATAACCTACATTGTTTGGATATACATTTCTAGCGTCATTTAAGCCTGTGCTTTCTGAGCCAATAGTGCTTGGCATATCAGGTGTCCACTCACCAAGGTTTACTCTTTTAACTGTCATACAACACCTCCGTCAATATCACCAGCAACTGCAATTTCTATACCTGAATCGTTTATAGCTGGTCTACCTTTACCGCCACCAGCTCCAGTTCCAGCTTTCCCGTCTTGTCCATTACTTCCTCCATCACCACCTTTACCACCACAAGTAGTTCCTCCACCAGCAATTGGGGGAGCTGTGTAACAATTACCAGGACGACCTGGTTGTCCTTGTGAGGGTGAATAACCAGAAATACCAGCACCTTGACCACCTGAACCACCAGATACAGCACCACCACCACTTGAGCCATTTCCTGAACCACCTCCACCGCCACCGCCTCCGCCAGAGATAGTTCCTGTGTTTACTAAGGTGCAGTCATAATTTCTTGAGCTACCTTTTACTAATCCATATCCACCGTTACCTCCAGTAGTTGGTCTTCTAGCTTGATTGGTATACCCAGCACCAGGCACGCCACCATCACCACCGCCTCCAGCAATAACTCCATTGTTGTTAATTAAAACACTTGAGCCGTTAGGAAAGTTACCTACTGTAAATGATGTTGTTCTATAACCACCTGTATATCCAGAAGATGATATAGTTACATTAGGTGCTATATTAAATATTATAGCTATAGGTTGTGATGGGCTACCCACATAACTATGTAAATTAAAGTTTGTTCTGTTTGATGTTAAAGAAACTGTTTTAATCATTTCACGCCAACTGCCACCATGTTTTACATAAACATTGTTGCATACACGCCAAGTACCAGACTTTACCCAAATAGACTTAGGTAGCTTCCACACACCACTATCTTTTACATGAACGCCAGCCATTTAGACTTTGTACCAAACATCGCCATCAACACCACCACTAGGAGATAAGCTAGATACTGTTTTCTTACCGTATGAGTTTGTTCCTATGTTAGCCATTACAATTAAATCATCTTGCCCTGTTTTAGTTGTACCATTAATAACGCCACCAGTAATAGCAACATTATCTGCATCTTGGTCACCCATAGTTCCTAATGCACCAGTTACTCGGTCTACATATTCTGTAGTTGCAACCTTTGTTGAATTGTCATCAGCATCAGGTGTTATAGCAGTTACAGAGCCTGTAAAGTTAGCGTCACCAGAAACAGTAAGCAAACCAGTAATAGTATCTGGGTCACCACTAGAGCCATCTTGCCAAGCTTTCACTTGTGTCATGGTCATTCTAATTGCGTTGTTAATATTACTTGGGGGACAACCTTCTGCAATAGATATACCACCTATGTCTGTGTTGTTTGCTGGATTCTCACCATCCCATTCTGATACTTTATTCTTAGCCATGTTGTTCCTTTAGTTAATTTTGTTCCATTTACTGCTTTCTTTGTACTGCCACTCAGGTGTGTCTGGATTAATTCTTTCCCATCCTTCACCAGCTATTTCACCACTTACTTCTAACTTGCCTGTTCCATCAAAATAAAATATAAATGTTTGGACTACTGATGGACTAATCCTCACATTAGCTTCACCTAACATATCAATATATGAAACTATCCTATTAACACCAGCTGACACATCAAGGTTAGCTACACCTACAAAGTTAGGTTTTGCTAATTTGCCTATAATAACTTCACCTACAGTGAAAGTTCCTTCAGCTAAAAAGCTTGCTGAACCATATAGCACTTCAGCAACATTTATAGTTGAGCTGAATGGAAGTTCTGAATATGTTGAATTACCTAGCATTTAGTTACCTTGTTTGTTATTTGAAATGAAACGGGCATTTCTTTTCCTTTTCTTTCATTATTTTTTGTCCTGTTTTGAAGCCATTTAAGAACTTACCAATGCCACCACCTACTGCTTCATTTGAATACTTACCCCAATCTTTATGGTCTACAACATGTGTTTTTAGTTTAATGTTATGGTCAGATAAAGGTATCATCTGTGCCATAGGTTGTCCAGCAGTGAAGTCTATAACTCTTTTTTTATCTGTTTCTAGCATTAGTTGTATGTTTAAAGCAACATTAGAGTATTTACTATTAAGTATTGCTGGTGGTGTTGTGTATGGCAATCCTAAAGCTTGATGCCAATATGGTTCTGTCCAATACCAATCTACATTTTGCTTAGTGCTAAACGACCAACAGTCATTAAACTTAAAATGTCCATACTTGCTTGGGTCTGCAAACATATCCCACTGTTGTGAATTATGAGCTACTGGTGTTTGTCTACCATCAGCAGTTTGCCACTCATAGTCACCATTTTCTTTTATATTAACCTTGCAGTCTGTCCATAGCGGAACTATAAAGCCTTTAGTCCATAAATCCAACATACCAGCACAAGATTTAATTGTAGGGTGTGGAATATAATCATCTACCAAGTAAGAGTTAGCACCTTTTTTAAACCAATTAGGTGTAAATTTTCTTGTGTAGTCAATAGGATATTCCTCAGCTACAGTTTCAAATGGTGTGAATAAATCTACTACAATGTCTTTCTTTTTAAACCAAAACATATATCCTCCTTAATTTAGTTACTTGATTCTGCGTTCGTCAATAATTTTTAACCTACAGTTAATGTGTTCATCAATAATCCAATCACCGCTAGCCTGTGTTTCTGACCATTTAGGTGTAAATTTATAATCTTTTGTTATTGGCAAACTACCATCATTGTAAAATGCTGCTCTTTCTGGGTTATTCAAATCTAACCTTGAATATTTCCTTTGTAGCTTTTGGTCTTTAGCAAAGTAGTTAAAGAAATAATCATCAAACTCTTCTTCTGTTAATGATGGCATCATTACTAAGCAAGCGTATTGATTAAAGTTTTCTATAGTGTGTATGCCTTCTTTTTCTACACCTAACCAATCGTTATATAAAGATTCCCAAGCTTGACATATAAATACCTTACCTATCAACTGTTTCATGAATTTCTTTCTAAATTCTAGCTCTACAGGGTAAGCGTCTAGTAATATAGAATCATATTCATCAATGCTATTTATGTTTCTAAGGTCATCGTTAACAATAGTAATTTTAGATTTATCGAAGTCTTGAGCGTTAAAAGCATCAATTTTATCTTTTTCAATTTCGTAGCATACAACTTCAGTTACATCATCTTTTAATGCTAACAATAAAGGTAATACACCCATGCCTAATGTAGTTAAAACCTTACCTGTGCCTTTGTAATACATACACCTTTGACCACTAATACCTAAGTCACATTGTTCACCGTTACTGAACCAATAAGAATCATCTTCTAGGCTTGTTAACACTTGTAAGTGTCCATCAGTAATAATACTTATATCACCCCAAGTGCCTTCTTTAAATTGTAAGTAATGCCAATCACTCATTATAAGGATTCTCTATAATCTGATAGCTTTCTATTTGCACATCAGACCAAACTTCATTGCCGTTCTCATCTACATTAACTGCTGTAACACTAAACTGTCCGTTAGCGTCTTGTAGTTTTTCTTGTAAATAATCACTAACTAATCCTTGTTTTTTTGCTTTAGCCTCATTAATTGTTGAAACATCAACATAAGAGTTAGTCATTACATTGTAAATTTTAAATGTTGTTTTTGCCATAATTATCCTTGTTAAGATACTGCTCCATATACGTTACCTGTGCCACCAATCCAAGTTACTGTTTTACCATTTCTTTGGACTGCTCTACCGCCTCCACCGCCTGAGGAGTAAGTAACTGCTCCAGTTGCTGAAATACTTGCACCACCACCTCCACCGTTGTTTGCTCCACCAGCACCTGAAACAGAAGTTACTGTTCCCTGTCCACCTTGTGATGCACTACTTGCTCCTCTACCGCCTGCTGCACCCCAGCCTCCACCTCCTCCTCCAGCGTCACCTCTTCTAGTATAATAAGTAGAATAAGAACAGTTACCAATATAGTTACCTTGGTTTGTATGGCTAGTTTTTTTGGCTGAGTATGTTGTAGATGAACCACCACCGCCAGCTTGACCACCACTACCTACTGAATATGAGTTACCATCGTTACTTCCGCTTCTTGTTGTAGATTTGCCAGCACCTCCACTTCCAGGAATCTTACGACCACCTTGATTGTTACCACCAGTTCCACCCACTCCAGCGTTACCTTTACCAGCACCAGCACCGCCACCGCCATAAGCTGTTTGTGTACTTGTTGCTCCACCAGCTCCACCGCCTCCACCTATGTAGCCACCAGCTTGATGTATTGTTACATTAACACCTAAGCTAATAGCACTACCGCCAGCTTGTCCATTAGTAGCACTTGTGCCACCACCTTTACCTATAACAAAACCTTTATTTACAAACTTAACTCCGTTAGGAAAGCTACCATTAATAGTAAAAGCTGGTGTGCTTACAGAGTTAGATGAAATATATTTGCCAGAGTTTAGTGTGCATTCAACATAAGATGTTCCATTCCAGCCAGCATTTACTGCTAACGTTCTAAGGTTTGTCTGTGATAGATTAGAAGCGATACTAAAGAAAAATTGGTCTGCTTTGCCATAAAAATTATTTATTGCTATTTGACCACTGGCTTTACCAGCTAGTCCACGCAACGCAGAGTCATTTAAAGAGGCTTGACTTGTTGTTGGTAATTTTAATTCTTTTAGTATTGATTGACCAGCAACATCACCACCTATGCTTAATTGTCCAGAAGCGTTAAGAGCCATTATGGAGTTCCATAAGCAGTTACATTACCTTTTACAATCATGTTGCCACTAGCGTCAACTGTAAACACTTTTGTGCCAGCTACTTTAAATGTTAACTTATCGTCTGCATCAGAAATAGTAAAGTTACCAAATTCAATCTCATTCATTTCATTTCTAATGATTGCTTTTTCTGCTGGATATGTGCAGAACACTGTGCATGAAGTTCCATCTAAATCAAGTGTTGAACCTGTAGAAGAGCTTAATGTATTTCTTTGTATGTCTCTACCTACCTTTAATCCATAACCTACTTCCCAGTCATCTTTCCAGTTTATGCAATAGTATGTAACTGTAGCATCAGGAACTGCGTCCCAGTTCTGATAACCAACTTCAGGGGTTGATGAGACCCTTAACGCTTCTGTACCAGTTGAAGTACAAGCGGTTTTTACTCTATCATTTAATCCAATAGTCATGAGTTTACCCTATGATAATGTTACTGTTAAGCTATTTGGTGTTACTTTAAATTGGTCACCAACGCCAATATCTTTTGCTTCTTCTAATGCTGTAAAGAACATTAAGTTACCGCCTGTTGCTGCATCTCTAATGCCTACATGAGTAACTAAACCCCATGAAGTTAAAGCACCGTTCCATTCTATTTCTGCTGTGTTTTTAGCCTGACCATTTACAGGCTCACCCATTGTAATTTCTTGTCTGTTATAAGACGCTTGGTCCACTTCTGTGCCAGTGTCTGATTTAGTAGGGTCTGATGTGTATAAGGCTAGATATGCCTTTACTGGTGGAACATATGGGGTGTTGATTAATGTTCCTTGTATTAGTTTGTTTGATAAATCGTATGATAAGTCCATTTTATTAAGTTCCTATGTTAAGTTGTAAGTTGCACTGCTAGTGGTTGAGCTGGAAAAGTTGATTGCTCGTCTGATTTTGTTATACTTGCTAATCCTGTTTGATATAAACTATCCCATGTAGCCAATCTAGGGTCATCCATTAAGAATGGCGCACTTTCAGCTAATGAAGCATACAACAATAAATCAGGACATACATCTAAGTATTCGTTAGAACCATTATCATCTGATAAGGGTTTTGGTATTTTGTAATAAGTCATATTTGCAGTTGTTGCACCTGTTGGTTGAGGTGCTAACACAAAGTTATCTGCTACAAGCGTGTAATTAATTGGTTGTCCTTGTCCACTTGTACCACCAGCTCTTCTGTAGAATTGTGATACTGTTTGGAACGTTAGAGGAATGATTGGGTTAGCTTCTAAATGTAAATCCTGCATTTCCAAAAAGTCCGCAGGAGTTGGTATTTTAAATCCACTGGTCATTGTGTATGTAGACTGTTGCAAAGTCTGTCTAAGTCTTAAATCTCTGTTAAGTCTTTTCTCTGCTAACGATATAAACATAGGAATCTTGTCAGTTAAGTCTGACCTAGCCAGATAATCTGCTATGTTTGTCTGTAAATTTGCGTAACTTGTAAATGCTGGCATTATAAATTTCCTCGTTTTGTCCTAAATGCAAGGTTATCTCTGTCATTTAACCAAGCAAAGAAACGTTTTTGGTCTAACACATCAAAACCTTTCATGATGCCTAATTTGTTTAATTTATCTATTGCTATAAATGGTATACTTGCCACTTTGTTTCCGAACAATTGGTCTGACCATTTAGTTTCAGCGTTGTTATATTCTTTTTTGTTTTTTTCAACTAATGAGCTAATGTCTTGAGACTGTTCTGCTATCAATTCGTCTTTATTGTTATAATCAAATTTAAGTGTTTTTTTCATGTTTTTAAGTCTTTGTTTTTTATATGTTTTTTTTTACGTATTTTATTGAAATCTGTTGTATGGTGAGCACTACGGCTTTCCACTATGTT